GTACAACCTATAACTGGTAATATACATGTTCCATTATCTGTATTAGCTAAAGGATTGTAATTTAAAGCTGTTGAATCTATACATCCAAAGATAACAGGCACACATGATCCATTATCTACATTAGCATTAGGGTCATAATTAAACGCTGTAGGATCCATACACCCATATACAAATGGTATACAAGAACCGTCATCATCTGTTGCATTCGGATCATAATTAATTGATTGAGGGTTAGTACATCCAGGTATTTCGTCTTCATCACATATACCGTCACCATCTACATCACTAATACAGTCACCATTACAATCTATATAAGCTACAGGAGGATATATACATCCATTATTTATAGTAGCAGTAGAATCATAATTACATGCTATTATATCTGTACATCCTATATAATAACAAGATCCATCTTCTGTATTTGCATTAGGATTATAATTATCTGCATCAGGATCCATACAACCTGTAATTATAGGTAAGCATGAACCATCATCAGTATTTGCTAATGAGTCATAGTTAAAAGCTAAATCATTAGTACATCCATAAATTATAGGAATACAACTTCCGTCATCTGTGTTTGCTAATGGGTTATAATTAAATGATGTAGAGTCCATACATCCAAATACCTTTGGTATACATAAATTTCCACAGAATGGTAAGTCATCATATTTTTCATAAAATGGTGCCTCAAAAGGCTGTAAAGCTCCTGCACCATTATTAGCAAAAGGATTGGCTCCTTCATGCATTAATACTACTCCATCTGCGTTAGTTAATTTAAATGAGTTCTGCCACGTTTGGAATTCTATCTCTTGTGCCGTTTGTTGGAAAGATTTATTTTCAAAATAAAATACTTCTACAGGTATATCTGTTTGTAATGTTAAAGGGAATGTTTGACTATATCCTGATTGAGGGCCCATTGTAAATGTTCCTAATGAAACACCTTCTTGAGCAACTCCTATATAACAATTACCCCATCCATCTGCCGCTGCATCTCCTATCCATAATTCATAATCACAAGTAGGATATATTTCCATCATTGTAGCATTAGGATCGTAGTTATAAGCATTTGTATCTATACATCCATATATATGAGGCGTTAAACAAGTACCATTATCTATAGTTGCTGTAGGATCAAATTCTTGAAAGTTTGGATCCATACACCCTAGAACAACAGAACTATTATTACAAGCAGTTCCAAATATTGCTCCTGAATAAGCTACATAATCAAAGTCAAGATTTGGAGCAACATCCGTTAATACCCATAAAGTATCGTCATCGCAATCTGTTATAACAACATTTCCAGGTTGACTACTACCTACTAGTCCATCACCATAAGTATCATTTATTATAAATTCAAAACCTAAAGTATCTACACATAATGTATAATTATATGTATTTCCTATATCTGAATAATCATAATCCCCTTGAGGTGCTTGTGCTACAATACCTCCATCTGATAAAGATATGACTTGCCATGATGTTTCAGTAGGCCAGTTATCTAATGTTATCGATACTGTTATTTCTCTGTCTTCAGGATCACAAGCAGCTCCTGTTGAACCACAAGAACCATTATCAAAGTTAGCCCAAGGATTATATGAAGGTTTGCTAGGATCTGTGCATCCTGGTATACAAGGTACAGGAGTATGAGCTAAAGTATCAGAAAAAGTACCATCTGTAAATTGTAATTGTATATAATATTCTACTGACCAATTAGGGGGCATCTGTCCGTTTCCTGCTATAAAACCAAAGTTAGGTACTGGTGCAGGAGCGTAATTATAAGGCCCTAATCCGTCTTCATTCCATAATATAATATTACCTACATTACAATTAGGATTACTATTAGCAAATGTCCATTCCCAAACTATTTGTGTATATTGACCATTATTAATACATACATCATAAGAATTAGATGTAGCAATTCCTGCACATGGAGGATATACACAAGATGATGGATTACTAATTGTAGCTAAAGAATCAAAATTACTAGCAATAGGATCCATACATCCTATTACTGGAGGAGCACATGGGTTTATATTTACTAGTGTATCTAATACTGAAAAAGGCCCTGTTAAAGGATCAAAATTTAATATTAATCCTTGACAATCATTTACCATTTTAAAATACACAGGATCTAGTACTCCATTAGATCCTGATTGCCATCCGTCTCCAAATGAATCATATAAAGTAACAAGATAGTCTCCTGAATTACAGTAAATCAATGTATCTACTAATTCATAAGGAACTGTAGCTTCATGATAAAATACTGTATCACCATTACTATTAGTTACAAATGTAAACTCAGCTTCACCTGGTGCCCAGTAATCGTATTGTACTTTAAAATTAACCCAACTATCTTGTGCTAACAAAAATGTTGGTAATAATAATAGTATTAGTAATAAATTTTTCATGATTGTATACCGCAATTAAGTATTAATAATCTAAATTGTGTACCTGGATTCCAATAAAATTCAAATACTGTTATAAGTCCAATTCTGGCAATAATTTGTATTTTATTTTTTTTATTACCTTTTTTCCAACTATTTATCCAATTTATTTTTTTCATCTTTAAAAATATTAATTATTTATTAATTAACCTATAACCAACAGCTCCAATAGCTACTCCACCTAATGTGTGTACCCACCATTTTTCAAACCATTTTTTCTTATGAGGAAAGGTATATGACGAGATTCCGTCTACTTGCATATAAGGATTACTATTAGTTATAGCTACAATAGATTCTTTTTTCTTAAATAATCCATTACGTTTTTCTGTTAAAGTGACTCCTAAACGATTAGGAAACTCTAATCTATTTATATTTAACCCTGTATTAGCTACAGCAATATCCATATGATAGTGAGTATCTTCTATATGTACTGTAGTATCAAACTTACAATCGCTTATATACATAGGAATTTTTATAGTATCTACTATTAATCTTTCTGTAACTATAACACTAGATTTAACATTCTTAGCTTTAAGCTTTAGATCTTCTATATACGAAAGCAGTGTGTCCTGAGCGATCTTCAAATCTTCAGGAGTCACCGCTATCGTATTATTGTAATTAACGGTAGTACCGTTTTTACTTTTATAATTTTTTACAGTATGTTTATAAGCTTTTAATTCTTCTATTGTAGCAATACTTTCTTTATAATCAGTGCAGCTTTTTATATATAAAAAACAAATTATAATAATAATTATCATTAATAATAATGAAAGATATTTTTGAATAAACCCAATCATTTTATTTAATCTGGTATATTAGATACAGTAGACCATTCTGTTGTTGCCATTACTGTTAAACATTCTGAATGAGTATATGTATCTACAGGTGTAACAGTGGCATCAGTTATAAATGTAGGTTCAGTACTCCATTTTAAAAGAAATTTTGTAGACGGATCTACTAAATTTTTTCTTAAAGTATCTTTAGAATCTTCACTTACTTGTGAAAAATCTATTTTATCAATATCTGCTATATTTATTATTGCGTATGTTAAAGCCATTGTTAATAGTTATTATGGAACATTTGTATTAATATCAGTATCTGTCATATTTGTCATAGTTAAATGCAAAGTTCCTTTAGCATCAGATATTGTAGGATGAGAAGCTTGTCCACTAGGGTCTCCCATTCTCCACCAATGTATTAAACTACCTGCAAATGATTCTGCTTTTACATCAGTAGGATCACCACTATTATAAAGAGCTGTTACATTACTTGCACTTAATGCAGACTCCCATATAGAAACTTCGTCTAATCTTCCATTAAAATTATATGTAGATCCATTATCTCTACCTATTGTAAAAGCAACAGGGGTATCACTATAATTAGTTGTACCTGAAATAGTTTTTTGATCTATTGCTGATCCATTTTTATACCATATACTTTTATTACCTCTGTCTATAGTAAGTACCCAATGTTCCCATGCACCAGTTGCTACAGTTTGAGAAGCTACATCATTAAAATCAGCACTTTCAAATTGCATTCTATCATTGCTTCCTTTAATATATATTTTCCAATCACTAGCAGCATCTGAAAACATAATGTATTCATCAGCTCCACTATCTGCTATACGGTATACCCAAAAACTAACAGAAAAATCTCCTGCACCTACAGAAGGAACAACACCTGTTCTTACTAAATAATCATCTGATCCATCAAACTCTACAGAGTATAGATTAGAATAAGCTAAGTTAAAAGGAGCAGTTATATAACTTCCTTTTTTTGTCCCCAATATTTTATGTCTATTTATAGAAACTCCCATAAAATATTAATATACATATATTGTTAATACATCAGAACTACTTCCATTTATTACAAAGTAATCTGCTGGAAATTTATCATTTCCTCCTGCATCAAAATTAACAGTTTCTCCTGCTAATAAATTTATAGCTCCTGCTCCACCAATGTTAATAGTAGCTGTAGCAGAGGCATGTGCATTATAACAAGAAATAGATTTAACTTCATTTGATATAGTTACAGAAGAAGTTATTCTAAGCATTCTAGCACTACTAGCAACAGAATCGCCTCCTACTTCTACTTTAAGTCTATTATTATTAGTAACTCCTACGGCAGTTCCGTTTTGGTTAACTATTTGTGTTAATTTATTAGTTGTACCCATGATTAATATTTATTATTTAATGTTTTTAAAATTTTTAATATTGTAGAATATTTTATATCGTTATATGTTGTAGTATCATTATTTATATCTCTAGGATTATAATTATTTAAAACTTCTAATCCATATCTAAATATAGTAAGCTCTTCTAAATTACAAGGTTGAGGTATACCATATATTAAATGATTAACATAAGTATTAACTAATTTTGCAAACTTACATTGTAATGACCATACAGATAATTTATAGCATACTTGAACATCATCTTTATATGCAGCATAAGAATTAATATCTATAGTTCCCCAAATATTAGGAATAAACTCTGATACAGCTATTTGATTAAATGTAAGTTCGTTAGAATGCATATTAAGCGTATTTCTTAATTTCTATATTAGCGTTACCTAAAAGAGCATTTGTAGCAACTCCTGATGCATTAAATGTTTTTAATGTAACAGTATTATCATTTGTTCTTGATAATTGAATAAAAGCTGCTGCTACTGGGCCATCAGTTCCTTGTGTTATACTACAAATAACAGGTTGTGTAAATGCTCCTGATAAAGTTCCTGTATATACTCCTGTACTAGTATAAGTCCATACTATATCTCCTAAATAATCAGTAGCTGCTCTTACTCCAGTAGGCACTACAGCCGCAGGATTTCCTGAAGGAGCACTTGATCCTGATTGTGTTATTCTAGCTGTATAATATTTTGTATAAGGAGCAGCTTTATCAGTACCACTATCTACAAAAGATATTACACATGGGTCATTATTAGTAAAAGATCCATTGTTAGTAACATAAGTAACAGCTACATTATGTTCAGATCCTGAATCTGTTTCTGCTGTAACTTTACCCATCCAAAATACAGAAGCATCTGTTTTTTTAGTTATTTTAATTAAACCAAAATTTCCGCTATTATCAAAAGCATCTAAAAAAGCTTGCATAGCACTACTTGTAGAATCTGTATCATTTATAAATAAAGCAGTAACTGATCCTGGAGTACCATGATTAAATCTAAAATCTCCTGAAGAAGTTCCTGCTGTTGTTCCTGTATCATATAACCATGTTCCTGAAAATCCTCCTGCTATACCTTGAGCACCTGTAGCACCTGCAGAGCCAGTTGCCCCTGTAGCACCTTGAGGAATTCCAAAGTTAAGAGTTGCTGCAGAAGAACTTCCTGCATTAACAACAGTAGCTGAAGCACCAGGAGATAAAGTAGTAACACTACCTACAGCTACTGAAGCAGCAGCACCAGCGGCTCCTGTTTCTCCTTTAAATAAAGTGATCGAATCACATGATGTACATCCCATAATATTATATTTTTTTAACTACAGTCTCCACAGCCACAATCACATAAATTATCACAAATAGTTTTAGCACTTGCTATTAAACTAGTTGCTGTGACAAAGTCTGAGCATGAAAAAGCTGTTTGGATTCCATAAAGTATTAACTCTATTTGATCTATATTTTCTTTTGTTTTTTGTATTGTTTTACTGTCGCATTCAGTAGCTATCTTACCTTTTAATGAATCTAGGCAAGATTCTATCCCACAAGTAATAAGTTCATATTGTGGACTATTATGAAACGTTGTACTATTTCCTACTACTTTATATTTAAGTCTATATACTCCGTCTCCTTGTGTAAAAGATACAGCGGATGCTGCTAAGAATCTACCTGGTTCTGGTGCTCCTGCAACTCCTGCATAAACACTAGTTAATGTAACAGTAGTATGTAAAGTAACTCCTGTATGATCAAAAATTGTTAAAGTAGCTTCTGTAATTTGTGAAGTATCTATATTAGCAGCAACTGAACTGCTGTTTTTCCAACCTCCTGGATTAGTGCTTACATGATAAGGACTTGTTTCTTCGTATACATCTATTGAAGTACATTTAGAATTTACACATATATTAATTTTTGGAATAAGAGCCATTTTAGTAGGATTTAAATTTACTACCTAAAAGTAGTAATTTTTTTTAATAATAAAAAAAAGTAGCCTGCCTAGACAGCAATATTTCGGCAGGCTACTAAGGTTGAGGAGAAAAATCCTAATTATGCTTCATTTAATGTAGCGGCAGTAAGTTTTAATGCTACTGCAAGTGTTTCCCCAGGATTAGCAGTAGAAGTATCTAATTTACCAACACCACTATCATCTTGAAGATTTAAATAAAGTAATACATTACCTTTACCTTTTCCAGTAGATACTAAACCATCAATATCTTCTGTCCAAGCAATATTAATAATTGAATATTTAGAAGTTAAAGCTGTTTCAGAACCTACTCCAGGAATTTTAACAACAGATTCACGAATTGTTGGAGGTGTACCAATAGTACCTTGTCCTTCAAATCCATAATTCATATACTCGTCCATAGCAACTTGTTGCCATACACCTGTACCTGTATTAGCTCCCGTTAAAGAAGTAAGTGTAGCAGTACCGCCAAAGAAATTAGCTGTAAAACGATTTACATAGTAATTTCTCCATTTACTTACATCAAAAGCATTTTCAACACCTGTTATTCTAACACCTGCTGATCCTGCTTGAGCTAAAGCTGCAGTAATCATTCTTAAAGTTCCTTTTGCAATTAATGCTGTAGTTTCTCCTTGATAAGGTCTATCAAGAGTAAATTTAGTAGGTGTACCTGCTGTTCCAAGAGACACTGCAGTAATTTTATAAATCGGAGAAGTAGTAGCTGCTGCTATTTTAACATATGTTCCTACTTCAAGATTTGAACTAGTTGTTACTCCATTGCTTACACTAGATACTTCTTTGCTTCCTTTAGTAAACTTAAGACTAGCAAAAGCTCCACCTCCAGCAGAAGTTACAGCAGTTCCAGCATTAGAACTAAGACCTTCAAATATTACATAAGGATCTGCTTCAAGATCATTTTGTTTAATTCCGTTTATTACAAGAGCATCTGCTATACCTACTTGTGTTGCAGCAGCACTACTTTTAATAGGGCCTGCAAACATACTAGTTCCTTGAGAGTTGTCTCTTCCATTATTATCATTTCTTTTAATTCTAATGTAATACTCTGTAGAATTAGCTGCTGGTAAAGAACCTGTAGTTCCATTAAAACCAATTGCAGTAACTTGTTGTGCAGAAGGTACAAATTTTTGAGAAGTAATAGTCTCTTTTCCTTTAGTAATCATAGGAGATCTCATTAAAGGCTTATTTGGCCCTAAACTTTGAACAATAGCATACTGATCACCTGTAGCTATATCATCAAGATCATTTTCTCTTCTTCCTCCCGCATCTACTAAACACACCATTCCTATAGGAAGGTTGTCGTTTGTTACTACTGTACCATCGGCAGGTAAGTTAGCTGAATTTAATGTACCGTCACTTAATAAAGCAGCGAATACGTTTTTTGATTTTCTTAACATCTTTTTTTGTTTTTTTTAGTTAATATTCATGTTAATTTATTCTAAGTCTTTGGAAGAAGCCATATTGGCTAATTCTCTTTCTTGTACTCTTTCTAACAACAAACTTTTAGCTATATCAATAATAGGCAAGTGTGTTGAGTCATCTAAAATACAGTTTCTTTGGTTAGCTGCAGTAGTTCTATTTACTACAATATTAGGAGGATTTTGTAAATAATTAATAGAATACCTTTCTATATTAAATGTTCCATCCGTAACTAACTGATGTCTTTTAGCAGTTTGTGCTGTATTATCAGTATATCCATCATTTACTCTAGAAAATACTAATCTCCAAGTCATCGCATCACCGTATGTTTTATAATAAGGTTTTTTATACTTATTTTTTTCTAGTCTAGAAACCTCATCATGTGCTATTACATTAAAAGTAGTACTTATTGGAGTAACCCCGTCTGTACAAATCTTTTTATCTATTGTCCCGTCTTCATGTATTGTATACATAAAATCAGTAGGTAAATCATAAAATGTACCGTTAGTAAAAGTACCTGTTTGATCAGCAGAAACCGTAAGGGCAATGCCTCTTTTAATAAGAGCACTGAGCCCTTGGCTTCTTACTTCAGTTTCTTCTAAACTTTCACCTTTACGGTTATTCTTTCTATCAATGAACTGTTTGACATACACATTCATAGCGTCAGTAAGAACTGATGAGTATTCAAAATCTTCATACCCTGGTGAACCAAAACTTGAAGCTCTATCAACTTGTTGATCTAGTTCAGCCGCCATTTCATTTGCAGTCATATTCTATTTATTTTTTATTAGACAATTCTACTTGAGTTTTTACTCTCATGTACATGTCTTGGTTTTCAGGATCATCCATCCACCTTAAGGCTTGTTGTAAATCTCCTATTTCAATTCCGTTATCTAAAGTATAACGTCTATCATTCATCTTTTTAACAGCACCAGCTTCTACTGCTTGTTGCATAAAGATTCTTCCTTTGTATGTAGGATCTTGAACAATTCTTAAAAAACCTGCAGGACTTTCTTCAAGTACCTGTAAAATTTCAGTTTCTAACCAATCACTATTATAATTAGCAGGAACTGTTCTTCCTAACGCTCTAATGAAACCTTTCATATTAGAATCACTAGATACAATTTTGCCATACTCAGCAAAGGCTTTAGTTTTTAATTTACCTGCTTCAGCTTTCTTAGAAATTAATTTACCTTGACTTACAATCATAAATTCATAGGTAGCTCTTTTCTTTCTATCTTCATAAGAAGGAGAAATTAAGTTATGGTTAGATAATAAAATTTTATATCTAAGCATACCTAAAGCAGTATTTAAATCAAGAGTTAAACCTTGCTTAGTTAAAGTAACTCTACTTTTTTTATTTATTCTCCAGAAATTAGTTTCTGAAGAATTATAGGGACTTAGGTCTGCACCTAATTCCTCTTCAAAGAACTGACGTTCAGTCATACCTTGTGGATATTTCTGAACATACTTTTTGATCATTTTTCTTTCAATGTCATCAAGTATTACTTTTATTCCTCCTCCTTTTCTAGCACTTACTAATGGAACTTGAAAACTTTTTTTTACTTTGTTAAACATAAAAGGTTCTTTTGTAAGATCCTGTCCTGCTACTAATAATTTTTTCCATTTTCCTGAAGACTCAATTGGTTTAACTTCTACAGTTCTTTTTTCTAAATAAGAACCCCAAACAGTCTTCTTTTCTATTACTGCTACTTTTTCTTTTTTCGGCTCTTCTTTTTTTGGAGCCTTAGTTTTAATATTCTCGCTCATTTTGCTGTCTTTTAATATTATAAATTTTCCTCAAAATTTAAATAAGCTTCCTTACTATCTTATTACAGTAAGGAAGCTATATTTAAATATTATGTTATTTAGTTACGTTTAAACGTAAATCTACAACTTTAGTAGGATCTTCAATCATCATTCCACCCCATTTTTGGAAGTGTACTTCGTAACCATCAATAGATGATGATACTGATTTAGGAGAACCTTTACCACCTGCAGTAAACGGATCACGCATACCTGCGATGTATGCCCAGTTATAATCTGGAACACCTTTTGGCTTAACTCTATAGATTCCTGCATCTTCACCATAGTCAAGAGCTAACATTCTATGAGATTCTACAATTCCTAATCCGTCTGGGTGACGTTGTGGGAAGTATACATCATCATCGAAGAAATCTAAAATCTCAACTCTAAGCTCAACACCATTGTAATATTGATAAATATTATATTGTGGCTCTAAAGAAGAGTAAGTATTACTGCCTCCGATAGTTCCTGGAGCAGTTTTACCTGTTATCCATTTATCAGAAACAATCTGTACTTTAGCGTCAGTTTTAGCAGAAATTTGTTTAGAAATTTCAATTGCACCAAACTCACCAGTTAAGATGTGAACTACACGTTTACCTCTTTCCAATTTACCAACACCCATGTCTAATAACATTTCTAAGTGCCAATCAAGGTCGTAAGTATTGTAATAGTGTACGTTTGAAGGAGCTATTTGCTCAAAGAAACCAGCACCAGACTCGATAGCATATTTAGTCTTATCGTCTTTGTTTAAATATTTATGATCTGATCCCCAGTTTTTCTTACCGTAAAGACACATTCTTGCAAACATTTCTTCACATTGGTGATGAGCAACTAAATCTTGGTAATTAATCCACATAGATTCTTGTTGACCTTTGTAGTTAAATCCAAACTCTAGTGGTTCATTTTTTCCTTTGTTAATTGTGTTACCAGCAACTTCATATTGCATACGCAATGTAGAAGGACGGTTTTCCATTCTCCAAGGAGAAGTAAAATAAGGCTCAGAACCTCTGTAAGATAACGTAGAAGGAGCTGCTCCATAAAATTTAGAGAAACGAGTGCTAACTGCTAACTCATCAGAAGGTACAGTCATATCTGTATCATCTGTAAGTAATTCTACCTCTACTTTGTAACGTGAACCTGCGTCAGTTACTTTTTTTACTAAATAGTGATAAGCATCTGATTCACCACGTAAAACGTTTGTTTCTTCAAATAAAGGCTCATCAAATAAAAGGTAAAAACGCTCTCCATTTGCTCCTACATTTGCAGGGAAAGTTCCTGCAGAAATAGAAGAACCACCAATTGTTTCAGCGTCAACAAGAGCTAAATTCTTGTCATGTTGACCTTGTAACATCCAGTTATAGAAACCATTTTCTTGCTCAACTTCTTTTACAGGGAAACGATCTACGAATTCACGTAGTTTTCCTTGTAAGTTAGTTTTGTAAATAGACTTGATCACGTTAGAGATCAACTCTGGTTTTTGTTGATACAAAGCATGAAAGTGATTATCGGTAACTAAACCATTATAATCAACCGCAGCATACTTTTGTAACGGAAGTAATTGTGACATTTTTCTTTTTTTTAATTGTTAAACGAATATATTATTTATTATCTTTTTTTCTTATAACCTCTTTCAAGCATGTCAAGAATTCCAGAAGTTTTACCAGAAACTGAATTAGAATTTTGTCTTCCAATTCCTTTTTCATCTTCTGATGCTAATACTCTATCTAATTCTGATACAGCTTTTGTTTTAGCTACTTTTTTTAACTTATCAATATTAGGAATAAATTTTCCTTCTTTATTAATATCAAAAAGTCCTAGTTGATCGTAGTAACTCATAAGTGCCTGAAATTCTGCAGGCTGTTTCATTTGTTTATACATCAAGCTAGTATATTCTCTACCTTGTTCATCTTTATAGACAGGAGTAGTCATATTAGTTTTGATCTTATCCTTTACAGTTTTATTAAGTTTTAATCCACTAATGAATTCTTCTTTAGAATCAACTGTGTCCATTAAGTTTTGAAATTGTTGACTTTGAGCATTTTGATATTGCTCCATTCTAGCTTGTTTATCTGCTTCAGCTCTTTGTACTATAGTATGAGCTTGTTTTCTAAGAGCAGGTATAGCACTAGATGCTTTTTCTTCCAACTTATCAATACCGTCTGCTTCTTCTACCATATCTCTAGCTTCAACATCTGAAAAGTTTTTACTTTTTAAATATTCGAAGTAGATATTTTTTTGAAGATTTGTATCTTCTTTAAGAGCATCTACAGAAACATTATCTAGAAAATCAAGTCTTTGTGCCATTTGAATAGCCTGATCAGTATCAGAAAACTTGTCTTCAATTTCTAAAAATCTTTTCTTAGCTCCTGAAAAAGTATCCATCCAAGATTTTGCTTGCTTATTAAATTCAGTTTTTAATGTTTTAGACATTAATTGTTTAATAGTATCAGCAGAAGCATCTTCTAGCATTTCTTCAATTTCTTCTTCTTCAATTCCATAAAAAATATCTTCGTTCATTAAGTCTTTTATAAGAGCTGAATAACGATTAGTTCCTTTTTTTGGAATTTCTGGTTTATCAGAAACAGGTTCTATCTTACTTTCAATTTCCTCATTAGAAGTCGTTTCTTCTGGAGGAGTGACTGTTAAGCCGTCACTAATGCTTATTTCTTTTTTAGTATTTTCTTCTACTCCTTTATCTGGAGTAGAAGTTTCAGAATCTTTATTAGTAACTTCTCCACTTACTTGAGATTCTTCCAATTCTTGAGGTGATAGTATTTGAATACCATCAAATAATTCATTTTCTCCTTTACTCATGCTGTCATTATTTAATTACAATATTAAAATTATTTTTATACTCCATAAACTTTATTTATGTTATTATCTTCTAGGGAGTATAGCTTTATGTTAAATTATTTTTTTTCTTGTTTTGTTGTTTTTGCTATTTTTTCTCTTTTTATTTCTTCATTAGCTTTATTATTTCTAATAGTTTCATTAAGTTTTTCTTCTTGTACTCTAATACTATTTTCTTTAAAGTTTTCGTCTACTTCTGTACGTCTTAAGTCTATTTCATCTGCTATACCATTTCCGTCACTATCTATACGCATATTATCACGCATAAGATTTACTTCTTCTTTTAAAGTAACCTCTTCAAGTTTTGCATTAATTTTAGCATACTCAATTTTACGATCTTCTGCTTTATGGAAATCATCTCTTTCCCACATTTTTTCTTGAAGCTCGTTTTTCATTTGTTGCATTTGCATATTAGCTTCTCTATCTTGTGCAGCCATTTCTTGTTGCTCTTTTCTAATACGTTCTGCTGAAGCTTTTAATTTACGAGAAGTTTCTTGTACAGATTCAGAAGTAGAAATAGCAATTAAATCTTCTATTTTAGCTTGACCATTTTGTATAGCTGCTTGTGATAAAGATTTAATTTCTGAATATAATTGAGTATCTGCTGTAGAATCTCCAATATGAATATCCATTTCTGAAGAAACAAATTCATCAAAGTTTTTAATCATAACTGATCCCATATCGTCCATTAAAAATTGACCTCGTTTAGGATTCTTTTTATAAGCATATTTACAACATTCTAAAAATTTAGTTACTGCACGTTTACGAAAATTAGCATCTACTGAAAACCACTTTTCAGTAATATGAGAAGTTTGTGCAACTTCACGTTCTACATTACCTACTGCTTCACGATTTTGTATTTGTCCTTCTCTGGCTCCAGATACACCTGCTAATTTACCTAATGTATTTTCTATATCTAATAATATATTAGTATACATTTGTATAGCATTAGGATCCCCCATCTGTACATTAGTAGCAGTTAATTGATTAAATGCTCCTGCAGATTTTCCTTGTGAAGGGCCTTTTAATATTTCATTTGTAGGATCTAAAAATCCAAATTTATTTATAGTAATATATCTAATCCATTCTGCTGGTTTCCAACCTGCAGGAATCATAGATGCATTAATAGCAGCAAAGTTACCTTTGTATGTTGCTATTTCTAATTCACGTTTATAATAAGCAATATCATAAGAATAAGCTAATGGTTTCATTACATCTGACAAAGATTGTACACGAGTATCATTAGTACTATATACTGATCCTACAAATGGAGGAGTTCCTTTAGATTTATTTACTAAAGATTTTCCAGAATAAGGCACTGGTTTCATACCTACATAAATATCATCAGCAATTTTTGTAGTTTCTAACCATTCATTAACCCATACTTCTTCAAGTTCTTCTCCTAAATCTTTTTTAGCTTTATAAAATTCATCTACAAAATCATATTGAGTTTCTCCATCTTGATCGTAATATTTACGTTTATATAATTTACGTCTAGATCTCCAACATGCTCTAACAACTCTTACGTTTCCTGACGAATCAAAAGATCCTGCAAAAGTTCTACTTCCTACTTCACTAGGATGAAAAATTTGTAATGCATCTAAATCACCATAAATTTCATCTATAGAATAATCTTTATTAAGACCTATAGCAGTAGTAGCTGCTGTAGTAGTACTTGTTCCTGTTTCTAAAAATTCTACATCTTTAGGAGTTAACTCATCCCAGTAATCATCTATAACTTGTCCAGTAGACATGTAGTCATACCATATAATAACATCAGAATCTTCTACATACATAGAACTACCTCCTAATGTATATAAGTTCATAGGGTTTACCCTTCTCATTACAGGTTCTCCTCCTAGTACTCCACAGTATACTATTTCTTCTCCTGCTACTAAAAGATCTTCAAATGTACGTAAGAATAAAAAATCTAAATTTTGTTCTTTGTATTCTCTTTTAAGAATTCTATTAGCAGTAATTTCTGCAATATCTTGAAAATCATAAGTAGCATAATCCATTTGAGCTTTTAATGCTTCTTGTATTTCTTTTTCTGATTTAGCTTCTCCTGTTACAATTTCCATAAAAAGCTTATCCATTTGAGATCTTAATTCTCTTTCTTTTCTAGAAATTCCTTCTACATCATTAGAAGAAAGATAGGCACGATATTCTTTTCTTCTTTTAGAGTATTCTCCTAGTAAAAGATTAATTTTAGAGTTTTCTATTCCAACATGTTGAAATTGTGCAGGAAGTTTTTGTAAATCTAAATTATCAGGATTAATATATCTTTGAAAATCTTTTGGATTTATTACATTAGAACGTAACCTATAGTTAGTCTGTTTGTTTTTAAAATTTGCTCTTAATTCAAAATCAGAAGTTAAAAGATTTTCTGCGTAGTCTACACATTTTTTAAACCATTTTTTTGTTTTACTTTTTTCTGATAATTTTTGTCTAGGAAAACTAGTTAAATTATTTAGTTTTATACTTGATTCGTATGCCATGAGAATTTTTTATTTAATTTACAAAGTTAAATATAAAAATTTAAATTTACTTTCTTAAATTGAAAGGATCTTCAAAGTCGTTAAAAACGGATTTAGATTTTGAAAATTTTAATACTCCCATATCTTCCCAATATTCATCGTCTAAAAATGTTTTAACAGCTACTGTTTCTTTTTCTATATTTCTTTGTGTTGTAGCATCGTGCCACATTACCATACCTAAAGAAGATACACGGTCAAAGTTACCTCTTTTATTCCACATAATAAGTTCTAATAACATTGCAGGAGAATAAATTAATTCTAGTACTCTTTGATCAGAATTACTAGATGTTTTTTCTAACAACCATGATTTAATAAAATCTCTAGCTGTTTGGTTAACTTTTTCTGAGGCATTAATTCCTTTAGAAGTATTAGTACCTTGTCTGAATGTATCTGAATTACGTAACTGATAAGGAGTATCTGCTAGCAAATACAAACATTTTTTACGTTCAAAGTATGTAAACAATCCTGGTAAGTTTTGTTCATACATTCCAGTAGCGTTATAATATAATAATAATTTTCTACATATTTCATAAAAATCGTTAGGATCATCTGTACGTCCTGTATATTCTGCTACAATTTGACGAGTAAATCTATTCATTATTACTATAGAAGGTAATGAACTTGTAGTAGCCCTGGCTTTATCTACAACGTCCATCCCTGCTATATAAGTTCCTCTAGGAACTACCCCGTCTTCATTTTTTTGAGGTTTTACCCATACTTCTATACACCCTTCTTTAGGATCATTTTTCTTTAAAGGAAAATTTCTTATAGGTCTAGCATCTTGTATTGTAGAAAATTCTATTTCTCCGTTATCATTAAATATTAATTCTCCTTTAAAAGAACTGTCTACATATTTTTGACACTCTCCTCCTTCTACTTCTGCTAAATGATTTTTTAAATATAATGTAGGAAAATAAGATCCTTCTACAACTAAAAATGCTTCAGACGGAACTATAGGCCCATTAATAATTTCTCCTTGATAAACAGAAGGATCATCTGATTTTTTAGCTTCTTCTCTTCTATGTTTTATATAAAGGTCAGCTCTTTTTTCATCAGTAATGTAGTTAGGTTTATCCTTAAACTCATTTAAAGTTTTTGTATAAGGAACAAAATATCCTATTTGTCCTCTATTTTCAAATATATCTTCAAATACTAAACAATTATAATCTTGAGGATTACGAAATATAGATTCAGCATACAAAGCCGCTTTACCTGCTACCAAACCGCCAGTACCTAAAGCCCAAATAACTAGATTCTTTTTTTGTTTAGATTGCTGTGTTGCTTCTATAGCTGCCCAAGATTCTTTAATATTATACATAAACCCTATTTCATCCATAGCTACTAAGTTAGGTCTAGTACCATTGGCAGCAAGAGGATTATCTTTAAAAGTTCTATGTCTAAGCAAAGATCCTGTTTTTGATTGATATTCTTTATTAGGAGCAAGTGATCCTGTATGAGATACTAGTAAAGGAGAAGGATGTATTTTATCAGAAGCTAATTTATATTCTCCAGGTAGCATTTCTAAAGCATGTAATATTTTTTTAATTAATGGCCCTGTATATTTAGTATCAATAGCTCCTACTATTGTATCAGAAGCAATATATTTCTTTTCTTTTTTACGTTCTAAATATATATCATAATCTGTAGCTCCATCAAATAAATAATTATGATTAATTAATCCTGATGTACCATAAGATTTACCGCCTCCACGAGACTGTATACTTATTAAATGTCTAGCTTCGTTTTTATATAACGGTTTTCCTAAACTTTTGTTATGAGTTTTTCTTAAATATTCTCTAGCAGAAACATATACTTTTTTCTTAATTTCTTCTTTAGTTATACGTCCTAATAAAATAGCTAAATCTTTTTCAGGCCCGTATCTTCTATCACATGTATATTTTGTATCTTCTGAAAATCCTGAGAATCCTCTACATTCTTCATAAATATAAAACATTTCCCAATCTAGATCTCTTAACCAAGGAAGTCCTGAAGCTTGTGCAACAGAACTATCATCTTCAAATAATATGTTATGAAAATTTACGTAGTAATATAACGGCCCAGGCATCCACTTACCAGAGACCCAGTATCCTTCAATACATCTACGTTTTTGTGTTTGCCAATAAGATAACCTTTCGTAATACTCTAACTCAGGATGTAAATCAGGAATTTTACCTATAAGAAAATTAGAGTTATTTATCATAATTATAATGCGTCTTCATCTGAAAGCGATAATGTTTGCCCTCCTTTTTTGTGAATTTTTTCTTCTTCGAAAGTAGCTTTAATTTTATTATAATCATCAAACATTTTAGGAGTAGCAGCTAACATAGCGTCTACATCTCTTAAAGCTTTAGTATCTAACATAGCTGTTCCTTCTTGTAATAATTCTTGGTATAATTGTTTTATAGATTTATCTCTCATCTTAATAGTTTCGTTCCAAGAAGTAAGAGCTCTTTCAGCATCTGATAATGCAGTGTCTCTATAAGACTCTACAATAGAAGAAAGTTTTTTCCAATTAATTTTAATATTTTTTAGAAATGTTTTACTCATTTCTTCATATTTATTAGGCCTATTATAAAATTTAGAATCAGGTTGTTCACACATTTGTATAGCCCACATAATTCTAGACGATTCTTTTTTATTTTTAGATTTATCTTTTTTATAAAAATCATCTAACTCTGCAGCAAATCTCATCTCAGGATGAGCAGTCCAAAAACTAGTTTCAAATATACTAATGTCCATTTTTCTTTTTTTCTAAATATTTATTAGCGTGTGTTATCTTGTTTAAGTTAGGAATAAATTTTCCAAAGTTATCTATATGTATAGTTTTAAATTTATCAGGATTATATAATCCGTTTTCTATTTTATCTTCTTCTGAAATAGTAGAAGCTATTTTATCCACAAACAGACTAAAGATTTCTTCAGCCTGTCCTATTGAGATATTATGTTTTATAGCTAATTCGTTTAATATCTTTTTTTGTTTTCCTTTCATTTATAAAATAGTAATGTCTTCATCAGAATATTTACTTCCTATTATAGTATCTGTTCCATTAGCAGGAGGTGCCAACTTACGAGGTGCTGTCTCCTCTAGTTTTTTAGGCTCCTCCTTCTTAATGGTTTTTTCCTCAACTGGCTCTTCAATTGGGATATTTTCAATTTCTTTTTTTTCAGGTCTATGTAAAGGTTGTTTACTCATGCTCATTTTAATTTGAATTTCTAAGCCATCCGAGTCAGGCTCAAATATCAATCCAGCATTTAACACTCCGTCCGAACTCAATACAGGCCTGCCCATATATTGAATCTTTTTAAGTCTAGATATTAATCCATTAAATTGTTTTTCTTCTATATCTAGTTTTTCTCTAATTTCTTTACGCATATCAGTACTTAAAATAAACTTAGCTCTTTTATCTACAGGTAATGCTTCGTACTCTCTATTTAATACAACTAATTCAGCAATTACATCTCTTTCTTGTGGAGTTGCCCCCATAAGAAAATTCATAAAAGAAAGAATCTGTTTATAGATTTTTTCGTTATTTGTCGGTATATTAATAATATGCTTTTTCATCTTAAGCTTTCTTAGCGGCTTCTTGTAGTTCAGTATCTACATTTAATAATTTTCCTAGCTCAACCCAATGAGTAAAAGTAGTTTCAGCAATAATAGTTAATACTGCTAACAATACTTGTACTTCCATTTTATACTTGTCATAATTTTTAGGTTTTGTAAAAGGAATAGTTTGTAATTCAATTTCTTTATAACCTGCTTCATGTATTTTAACTGTAAAATTATATTGTGTAAGAGCGTCTTTTTCTTTGTCTTTTTTAGACGGAGGTATTGCCATTAAATCATAACTAAAAGATTTACCTGTTCCTGCTCTATGTTGAGCATCATTTACTCCATTAAATATAGCATCTATAATACTAAATAATTGATCAGCTTGCTGTCTTGTCTTCGTCTCCATAGTTTATTAATATTTCTAAAATAAAAAGATTAGAATCTGTTAAAAAATATTTTGTTGTAATAGTTAGATTAATTCTAGCACAATACGACTCAATAGTTTTTAACAAATTCTTTTCTTTGTCAAATAAGTACAAAAGATCTTTACTATTGTACTGGTGCTTTAGGTTTGGCATCTACTAAAAATACTTGTGGTATTATTGCATCAGCACCTACAATTACTCTAGCAGTTAAATCCGTATCATACTCAAGTAATAACTTATCAATTGCTGCACCACAAGCATCTCGTTGTAGTTTTCTATAAGCTGCATACTCTTGCGGAGTTAACTCTGCTAAATCCTGAACAGTCTGAGTTTCTTTTTCTACTGTTTCTACTACTTTTAAGTTTTCTTTCTCCTTTTCCTTAGTAGCCATTGTTTTTTCTTTTGTCATTTTAATTTAGTTTTAGGTTGAAAAAATTTGCATATTTAATCTATATCTCCCTCTCACCGTTGTTGTTAATATTAAATCACGTTGTTTAAGAGAACTAATATGCTTGTCTAATGTCACTGGTGATATTTCTAGGTTAAGCATGATACTTTCTTTATGTACTTTATCTGCATACCAAATATGTTTTTCCATATCAGTCTGTCTTAATATATAGTACAATACGTGGAAAGTTCTGTCTTTAGACTTTAATAAAATGCTTTCTCTAGTATCTAAATAAACCGTTATCACTTTTCTGTTTCTTCGTTTAAACATTACAAATATATAATTTTATATCAAATATTGATAGTACAAATATAAAAAAGTTTAGTTACTGTTACAAATATAATAGTAATAATATCAAAAAATGATAGGAAGCCTTACATTACATATAAAAAAACCCTCCTAAATTAATAGGAGGGTTCAACCACTATAAACTATAAAACATTATGAATAAGTTTTACTACCGCACAAACAAGAAAATAAAAGCACTGGTAGATTACTATTATCACATAGAACAAATATATACAATTATTCATTAGGAATACATCACAAAATTAAAAAATAAAAAAAATTGTTGTTTTTCTTGCATATTTAAAATGGATTACAGGTCTACTATCATAAATATAACAGTCTGACTATTATACGGTATTAGGTCAGTACTATCATAAACGTAATAGTACTGGCCAACCAAATATGATAGCTTATTTTTTTACAATATCTTTATTATGAGGCACTTAACTTTTTTTACTGTTACATACGTAATAGCAACTAACATATAAGGTAAACCTTTAGGTTTTGCCATATATAATTATATTATCATTATCTTTATACTTTAATAACAAACAAACTCTTATTATGGAAAAGTATTTAAGTATCTATTTAACAACTCCAGCTTCTAGAAGTTTAATCAGTGCTAACGGTATAGTAGGTATAAATATGGCTACTACACAAACTGTTAAGATCTGGTATAAAGAAGGCAAAACTATCACATTAACATTAAGTGCTGTAATGGCCGCTAATGATAATAGTATTGCTAATTTTTTATTTAATGAAATAGCTAAAACACAAGAAGAGTCTTATGTAGGTACAATAACTTATATTCCTACTCCTTTACCTAAACCAGATGGGGCAGGAAATAATCCTACAATTACTTCTATGACTATAGCATAAAATTTTAATCATGGCTAAAAGAACAATAACAGATTCTAAACTATTTACCCCTGCTAAAAAAAGAAAGGGAATTCACAGCAAGAGTAAATCTAGTAAACTAAAATCTTCTCGTAATTACAAAAAGTCTTATAAAGGACAAGGCAGATAATTTTTATAAAATTTTTTTTAGAAATTTTTTTTATAAAATTTTTTGTGCGTGTTTAAATGGAGACCAGCAAAGTCAACGACCCTAACTAATATCTGGATGGGTAATAGTACCCCGCTCCAAAATTTAAACTTTTCAATTATGGCACAAGCTATTTTTCACTCCAACAGAGGCACTAAGAGTGCCCTATTATTAGTCAAAGCTAACGCTTTCGTATTCCAAGCTACACCTTGCTACGTACCACGAGAAGCAGTAGCTAACCTATCAGAGGGAGACACTATCGAGATACCTGACGGTTACTCTTTAGTTCCTATGCTTAACGAAGACGGTACTCCACGTACTACTGAGGACGGCATCACACTGAAGATGTTACATTACGCATAACAGACGAGGAGCTTCGGCTCCTCTTCTTTTTTTCTTTTATTACGTAATAAAGTATAATAAAGTATAACAAAGTCAAACGACTGTAACAACGTCAACGAAAAAAAAGAAACAAAGTCATCGACCTTTTCTAAATACTGAGAGTAATTACGGTTGATAAGTAAAATCACGGTATTTATTACCCAAACTATAAACATAAAGAACTACATTATTTAATTCTTTATAGCATTATTATAAATTACTTATTATGAATCGCTTTCCATAATAAGTAAAAGACTTCTATAAACACAATCATTCTTCCAAGTCAGATATATAAGAATAGATTGTATTAAATCGAAAGTCTGTTTGTTCTGAAAGCTAAACTATAATCTATAAAATAATCTAAAATGAATTTAGAAAATTTAAAACAAGGACAATGTGCTGTGATCGGTGCAAAGAAAGTAAAAGGAAACAAAGTTCAACTAATGTTTGCTGAGAAGATAACTAATCCTAATTTAAGACCTTCATCTATTGTAGGTATCTTAAATAAATCTGATGAACGTTTTACTGTAGAATCTAAACCACGTTATGCTTGGCATTCAGGTGAAGTTTCTGATATTAAAACTGCATTGGGAATTGATTGTTCTTCTTTAGCTAATGAAGGAGATACAATGGACTTAGATGTATCGAATCCTACTATTGACGGACAGGAATTACATATCCAAATTACTGAAACAATTGATGGTACTGAGTATGATTTTGCTAATCTAGATACTCGTGCTAAACGTGCAGGTAAAGATGGTGATTTCATTCTTAGTAATGATGGAGATTATATCTTTGTTAAGTCAGATGTAGTATTAGGAAATCCTACTCATACTTTCTTACAAAACACAGTAAGAAAAACTACTACAGTATCTACGGATGATGCAGTAGCACAAGCAATTGGAGGATAATTGCTTTCATAATAGTTAATAATAATGGGGACTCTTTATTCAAGGAGTCCCTTTTATTTTTTATTTACCTTTTAATTTATTTAATATGAAAAAACTTATTTTTAACCCAATTTTTATTACCTTAATATTGTTATTAACTAGTGTTATATCAATGATATTTTGTATGCATACTGATCAATTTGGTGACGGCATATTATTTGGATTGATTAGTGCTGGATTAACATTGTTAATAACTAGACAATCAATTGATTTATAAACCTTTTAATCCTTTCAATTATGGACATAGACAATAGTTCTCAATTAATTAACTATGTAGATAGTCTTATTATTCAACATAGTATAACAAGCTTTTTGTATGAACAAGAAGAACAAGAAAAATCACCTGATCTATTAGAAATAATAGAACACGTATCTAAAGATACGTTACATAATGGTCTAGATATTATTAGACACATTAACCAACTAGAAATTACTCTTAAGATAAAGAAAGTTCCTACTGTATTTAACAAGTGTACTTATAGAATTGCAGAGTAATTATAGCATTATATTAATTATTTATTTACCTTTTAAATTTAAAACTATGAAATCAATTATCATTTTATTTAGCTTATTATTATCATTTAGTTCTTCAGCTAACACTGAAGTCAAAAATGAGACAACAGATAATTCTGTTGCTGTAGAATCTTCTATTATTTATGACAAACGTAAAAGATTAAGAAGAAGATGGAAAAGAAAACACGGTTCTCCTAATAGTAATTGTACTAAAAGAATAAGAGTACGAGTATGAAAGAGATAATGAACGAGATTGACTCGAAATTTGCCGAAGCTCTGGAGGCAAACCCTACGTGGGGCAAGAATAAAGTCTTAGAAGTTTATCGTAAGATAGCTAGTGATGTCTATCTAGAAAAACTTTCTTTACTTTTAGAGCGATGTTAAAAGCAACATTCAAAGAAATGAACAGTGACCTTGAAATGGTATATAGTGTGGATGCCTATCCTAACATGTCTAAACTAGAGGTAGTACAGAGATTAATCTTACTACCTTTAGTTACGACATACAGGTCAGAGTATTTTTCTATGCCAGGTATCAGTGTAGAGGATTGTACTGTTTATTTAAATTAATTCACTTAAAAAACTTAAAAAAATATGAGAAATTTATTATTAATTGTACTGTTAGCGGTTAGTTCAACAGTATATAGCCAGTTATTTAATATTTCTGGTGCATCATTAAATGGAGAAGCTCCAATTACTTTTATCAACATATACATACCTGCTGAAAATACTGACACTTGGTCATATTATATGGGTAATGATATACATGTTAGAAATAATGCAGAATATGCTATGGCATTGCCTATTGAAAATAATTATTATTTATTAGAATTTATTAATGGAAATGAAACAAAACAATTATATGTTACAACTCCTGTACCAGGTAATTATATGATGAATGTAAATTTTAATAGCAATAATGCTGGTGTTATATATTATGATACAAAAAATGCAAATTATGCTTATGATATAGGAACTCTAGACGAATTGTTTGGAGATTAAAGATATGGACGGAGTCAGTTTAACTGTGGAGAGTGTCACTGACTCTAGTTCATAATTGAAAGGTAGAAATGGGGGGTTTTTGTAAGCTCCCCATTTTTTTTATCTTTATATTATGAAAGAAAATACAAGAAAGTTTATAACTGCTACTATGAAAATAACATATGAAAATGAACCGCTTGAATTGGAATTAAAAACTAATTTAACTGATGATGAAATGGATCAAGCTATTTCATTATGGGTATCTAATACAGATGATCGTTCAGAAGAATCTTTATGTGATTTTATACACTTATTACATACTGAATATATTGCTTATAGTAGACAGGATGCCAAGTATTTAACTTGGATGATAAACTGTAACATTGACGCTGAATGTTAATGTTAAAATAATTGTTTAATAATTATTAAGAGACTTATAATGAGTCTCTTTTTTATTGTTTTATAATTTATAAAAGAAATTTAGGTAACATATTAAAGCACACTATAATGGCAGATATAACGAGAAAAGAAACGAGAAAAAAAGTGCAGTTCGATGAGATTGGATTGTATATAAGACTGATACATTTAGATTATAAAGTAGAGTCTACTTCACATTTAGCAACATTAATTACTGAACACTTTAATAAAGAATGTAGTGTAGAAGATATTAAAAAATACGAACAAATATATCTAGACGCTATAGACAAAGAACAACTATATATAAACGATTTTTTACCAAAAGAATAAATATTATGATTGCAGACTTAACAACAAATAAAGATAAAGTTATTGTTATTATAGATTATAACAATACCATAAAAGGGGTAGTAAGCGGCAAAGGAAATGTCAAAGATAATATCACAGCCATAGAATCTGCACTTGCTAGAGAGTTTAATGCTACAGAATCAGAAATAACAACTATAGAATATCTTGGTCACACTTCTTTTTATGAATTATATATTAAAATGAAGTGTAAAGAAGATAAAGAACCTATTGTATATGATTTTTATCTACAAGAATTAACATTATATTAATTATGAGCACATATCTTATTACTAATCAACAAAGCTTATTTACTCCTGTAGGATATAGTTTTTCTACAGTAGAAAAATGTCTTGAATACTTAGAAACTTTAAATGAAGTGGGTGTAGATACAGAAACTAAACGGTTTGACCCTTCTGTAGACACAGATTTACTGTCTTTACAATTAGGTGATGATAAAAAACAATTTGTTATAGATTGTTCTACAGTAAGCATTCAATTATTTAAAGATATTATGGAACGTAAGTTAGTAATATTTCAGAATGCTAAATTTGATCTAAAGTTTTTATATTTCTTTGGTATAGTTCCTAGCAAAATATATGATACTTTCTTAGCTGAAAGAATACTAACTACTGGTATTCCTACTGCAAGAAAGGGTCTAGATGCATTGGTTTGGAATTATTGTAAACAACATATGGACAAATCTGTTAGAGGCAGTATCCATAGAGAAGGTTTAAGTACTAGAGTTATTAAATATGCAGGCGATGATGTAAAATATTTGTCTGAAATAAAACGTAAACAACTAGAAAAAGCACAAGAGTTTGATTTATTAAAATCTATAAGCCTAGACAATGAATATGTTAGAGTGTTGGCTTATATAGAACACTGTGGTGTTAAACTAGATAAAGACAAATGGAATAAAAAATGTTTAGAAGATAAAAAACATCTTAAACAAAAAGAAGATAAACTAGATAAATTTATATTCGATAATCCTGAATTGTTTCCGCATTTAATTGATAATCAAATGGATTTGTTTGATAACAAACCGAAAACACGTATAAATTGGAATAGCTCTAAACAGGTTATTCCTTTTATGCAGAAAATAGGTATAGATACAAAGATAAAAGACAAGCAATCTGGTTTGATGAAAGACTCTATTGATAAAGGAGTATTGTTACCACAGAAAAAGAAGCATTCTATTATACCTTTGTATATAGAGTATAGTGAAGCTTACAAACTAGTTTCTACTTATGGAGATAACTGGTTTGACTATATTAATTCTAGGACTAAACGTATTCATACTAATTATACACAAATAATGAATACAGGTAGACTTAGTAGTGGTCAAAAAGCTAATAAAAAACGTGGTTTACATCAAAAACCTAATATGCAAAATGTACCTGCTGATGATAGAACAAGATCTTGTTTTGTTGCAGAAGAAGGAAATACATTAATTGTTGCAGATTATTCTGGTCAAGAACAAGTAGTGCTAGCTAATAAATCGTTAGAACCTAACCTATTAGAATTTTATGCTAAAGGATTAGGCGATATGCATTCGTTCAATGCTAAGAAAATATTTACAGAAGAATTATCTGATGTTAAACTAAACGATGTAAAAAAAGCTAGACCTGATTTAAGACAAATGGCCAAAGCTGCTGGTTTTGCTATTAACTATGGTGGTGTAGGAATGACTATTGCTAAAAATCTATCTTTACCTTTAGAAACAGGTGAAATGGTATATAAAGCATACTTTGAAGCATTTCCTGGACTTGATAGTTATTTTAAACAACAGAAAGCTAAAGCTCTTAAAAATGGTTATATAGAATTTAATGACGTAAGCAAAAGAAAATGTTTTGTTTATGGATTTGAAGACTTTAAAAAATTGCATAAAGAATTATATGAAGATAAAGACTTCTGGACTACATATAAGCAAGAAAAAACTAAAAATTCTAATTATTTTAATAATATATTAAAGCCTAAAGTACGTGAGTATTTTGTAAAGAAAGGTGGTATTGAACGGGATGCATTAAATTATCCTATTCAAGGTACATCTGCTGATATTACAAAACTTGCAGGCATTTATATGTTTAGATACTTAGAAAAACACAATCTTGTGTTTAAAGTTTTAATGCCTAATGTAGTTCATGATGAGATACATCTTGAATGTAAGAAAGACCAAGCAAAAGAGTTGTCCTTAATATTAAAAAAATGTATGGAAGATGCAGGCGATATATTTTGTAAAACAGTGCCTCTTAAAGCAGAACCGTGTATAACTCCTTATTGGACACACTAATTTTTATAACATGACACAAAAACAAAAGAAAATCTTAGGTATATCTGAAATAATAGTTAAAATTGTAAATGATAACACTAATATATATGACGCTAAAGAACAAGTAGCTGATGTATTAACTGGTATATTTACAGAATATGAAAAACAAATCAGAAATAACTAAGAAAATTTTAAGTGAAAAGTTGAAGCTTAGACCTAATTTTAAATTGATTAGGTCTTTGCAACAGCTTTTAGATAAACTAATAAAACATGATAAGAATAAAAAACCGCAGAACTAGACGAATAGTAAACGATATCCAATATTTTTTATTAGGATTTTCTTTAGGAATAATTATTTGTAGAGTTCTATTAGAACTAGAAATTATATTATGATTAAATATCAAAAAACTAAAACCTTAGTAACAAAACCTAATAACAATAGTGCCAACTGTATAGCTCCAAATATTATTTATGGATGTTTTGGTGGTTGTGTAAATACTTATTGTTATATGTCTAGATACAATGGAGAAAGAGTTTTTGTAAATGAAAATGTAGATGATATATTTAACTCTGTAGTAAAATGGGAAATGACTTATGATAAAGTTCCTGATCAACAGGATCCTCTGTATACTATGGTAGATATAGCATGTAATTCAGATTTAGTTCTGATGCAAAAATTTATACCAGGAGGTCTTCATGATTATATTAAAAGATATGATGACCACCCTAGACTAAACACTACAATGGCTACAAAATATTCTAGTTTATTAAAACTTGATGTAAATCATTTTAATAAAAAACCTAGAGTACGTGTATCTGTTATGCCACAAATATATTCTAATATTCTAGAGCCTAAAATGCAAAAAATTGTAGACAGGCTTAAAGATGTTAGTAGATTAAAAGATTTAGGTTGGGAAGTACATATAAACTATTCACCTTTAGTATTTTATCCTAGTTGGCAGAAATATTATGAAGAATTGTTTGAACAAGTAAAAGAAATTGCAGGAGAAAATAAATGTGAGGTTATTGCTTTAACTAATCATATTAACCAAATGAGAAGAAGTTCTCCAGGAGCTCAAGAATTAATGAGATTTAGTAACGAAATAAAAAATAATTCTGGAGTTATGAGATATCCTTTAATACACAAAAAAAGGAGAATTAATGAATTTAAATTATTATATTCACAATACTTTGACTTAAAAACAATCAGATACATATTCTAAAACAATAACTATGTCAATTTTTATAAAATACAAAGGTATAGAAGTAATCTATGAGCCTCATTTTAAAGAATACTATATAGTAAACGAAAAATTTGAGGCTGAAGATATATCTGGCCTAAGAACTATAGAAGAAGTTAAAAAATACATAGATAATCTTAAGAAAAATGACAGAAGTAGAAGAAATAAAAGAAAAGATAAAAGATCTTAAAGAAAAACTAACAGGAGATTTGTTTAATGACATAGAGCTTCAACAAAAAATATATGAACTTAAAAAAACATTAGTTCCTGAAATAGTAGAA